GTATAAGGTCGCTCACAATTGGAATCAGAGCCGCCGCGCGCTCCTGTTCTGGTGCCGTGAGCGGTCTTTTTAGCGCCTGTATGTCGGCAACTGTCGCATAGTCCATATTTTAATTACCTCTTGCGGTCTTTCTCTTGGTGCTCTTAGGCTTGCCGCTCTTAACTGTCGGCTCGGCAGCATCGGGCGCAAGAGAAACGGCGGGGTTTTCCCCGCCGTCCTCTATCTTTACCCAATTGCCGCCGCTGATCGTGCTGGCGGTCTCAATGACCGCGCCCGTCTTTGTGTTGCGGTACTTCATGGGGTTTACTCCTCGATTCTTGCAAATGCTGCGCCGTCGAAGATAGCCCAACCGATATATGCCTCAGCTCTGAGGTATACCTGATTATAGCCCTTGAGGTCTTTGCCAGAGTTGTCGGGGTCGCCGTATTCGATAACGTCGAAGTTGACAACGTCAGCATAGCCCCACTTAAATGCGTTCTTGAAGTCGCCCATGTAACCATGCTTACCAGTAACAGCGCTTACAGTTGTGTTGATGTCGGTAGCTACGCCGTTAATAACGCCCGGGTTAGCGCCCCATGCAAGCTGCGGGTACTGCTTAACGCCGTTAATTGTGAGCTTTGCAAGCTCGCTCGATGCTGTCTTGTCGATAGCCAGACCATTGAAGTCATAATCGCCGAGAGCTGCAAGACCAGTGGCGATATTGCCCTCGATGTCGGGAGTAGCGGGCACATATGTAACCGCTGTAACGTCCGTGTTTGTGTCGAGAGAGTTGGCGCCGATCAGACCCGTTGCGGGTGTGCCTGTCTTCGGGTTGACACCATGAAAGACCATGATATCAAGACCGCGCGCGATCTTCTTAGAGAAACCATCAGCAAAGCCGCGCATGATTTCGAGCTGCTTTTCTTCGGAGCATCTAAGAAACTCGTCAGAAACTCTTGCGCCGTATTCGATTTTTACGGGTTTCATGGGCACGATATAGTTTGAGTTGTTGTGCTCAGCCTTGGCAGCGTTCTCGCCAACGAGATTTACTTCGCCGTCGAGCTGAAAGACCATTACATCAGTGCCGCTAAAAGATACAGGCACCTGCTCAGAGAGCTTTGCGACAGAGCTGTGACCCTGTGCGGTGTTGAATACCTCTTTAACGAGGTCGTGCGGGAATGTTGCAGAACTAAAAGCCATTTTTCTTTTCTCCTTTACTGCTTTTTTGTGTTATGTAGAACTTCGCGCAGTGCCGCCGTTGTGGGGTCTACGCTCTGTCCTGCCTCTGTGTTCTTGGTCGGTAGCGTTGGACTGTTATAGCCGACTAACTTCTTTAAGTTCTCGGCGTCTTCTCTGATAGTCTTCTCGTCAGTGCCGCCGATACGTCCAACCCAGTCATATGAGAGACCAACTTCGCGGGCTATGCGGGTCTTCATTGCATCAAGTTCAAAACCTGACACTTTCGCCGTTAGCTCCTCGATGGTTTTGGCATCGCCCTCGTGGGCTTTCTTGTAGTCCTCAAAGAGTTTCTTTTCGCTCGCGATAGCCTTGGCGTGCTCGTCGGGTGATATATAACCCTCAAAGCGCTTGTTAGATGCCTCGCGCTCGCGTGCAAGTCTGTCTTTGATTATCGCGTTGAGCTCGTCTTGTGTTTCGATGGGCTTAAAGCCGTTCTCGTTGTTGTTCTCCATGTGTTTGCCTCTTTCTCCCGATTTGCCGTTCGGTAACGTAAATTTTTAATAACTAACGCGTTGGCGCTGCTTGATTTCTTTAGCCTGTGCCGCCGCGTGAGCCGCTAAAATAACCGCCTCGACGAGTGTGACTTCGATGTCGTCGTCAAGTGTTTTGTAACCATACCCGCCAGCCGAGCCAATGGCGCGGTGCTGGCAATTGGTGGCGCTTTGTCTTAATGCTGGTTGACCATTGTGGCAGAGTGTTTTGTTGGTCACTGCTGTCTCAAAGTCTGACGACGCTTGTATCACGTCTTTAACTGTCGCCTTGCGCACGCCCTTGACCTTTTGCGCTTTGCACTCGCTCATGAAAGAATCAAGACCGCTCGCGCCGTCTGCTATGACCTCCGCAATGTTGCATTTGAGCAAAAAGTTAACAAGCCACTCGTTGCCCTCGCGCTGGTTGCGGCAGTCGATAGCCTCAACGAAGATTTTGTCGTCTGTCGTCTTCGCCGCCATAGCAAGCGCGACGTTTTGACCATCACGCCCAAATTTAACCCCGGCATATAGCGGGGCTTTGAGCTTGGGCAGTGTTTCAACTTTGAGCGCGTCCCACTCGGGTGCGCTTATGGCGCTCTGCTGGTTGTACTTAAGCCACAACCCCAAACGCTGAATGTTGAAGTCAATGTCGTCGCCGTTGATTTCGTCTTGTATTATTCTCTCGGTCAAGATGGTGCCAAGACTCGGGTTAGTTTGATACCACGCATCTTTGTTCTTTACGTCGGTCATATGATCGACAGACCACTCAGCCCAACCACAGTTTATTGACTCGCCTTGTATTGTCTTGTCGCGGTAGTCTCTAAAGACCTCGCCAGCACTGACCGCCGTGGGCGGTGTGCCGCACATGATCGTTTGAGGGTTTTTAGAGCTTGACGTGACATAATTGAGCGCCGTTTGCTGTGCTCGGGTGTATTCTTGCGCCTCGTCTATAACAAGCAAGTCATAACCAGAGCCAAGAGCGCCCGAGCTCGTGCGCGTTCTGAAGTCGATAACGCCGCCGTTATTCAACTCAATGCGCTCTTTGCCATAAGCTTTATATGTGCTTTTTGGCACAACCCCAAGCGACTCAATTCGATTTTTGAGCCTTTCCCATGCAATATGCGCTGTGTCGGTCAAGTGCGCGGTGTGCAAAATGTGCTCGCCGTTAAACAAGCCCCAGAGTTCTCGATCTGTGACAACTTCGGTCTTGCCGTTTCGTCTCGAAACAGCGTAGCCGAATTTTGTATGCGTCCACAAACCGCCGTCAGTGGTCGCCATGATGTCGTTAATCAATAGCTCTTGCCACTCTTGCAGAGTGTTCTCGGTCATGTTGTAAAGCGCGACCGCCTCGCCGCCTAAGCTTTCGGTGTATGGTATTACGACGGCTAACGTCGGGATTTGATTCCCGATTTTAGCCATTTTTCTTTTTTCTTACCTCCTCAGTCATGTCTTTGCTTTGCCTCCTCTCTTATTCTTTGGGCTTTTTGTAGTTGTTTACCCGGTTGGAGCTTACAACCTCGCCCGTGTTTCGTTCGGTCACAAAGTCAATTGTGCATCTGCAACCCAAGTGGCGGCGCCAAACGTCGTTACCTGTGTCGCTTACCTCGTTATATTCGTACTTTCCCGACTGCATTGCGCACCAGTCGCAGCAAGTTGCCTCGGCTATGCGCACGACGTAGCAAGTCACGCCCGCATTGTTGAGCATGTCGCCGTTGGCTTGTATGCTCTCGTCGACGACGTTTTGCGAGAAGTTCGCAAGCTGGTCGAAAAATGCGGGGCTAAGTTCTTCATACTCGCCGAGCTTTTTAAGCTCCTCGACGATGCCATAAGCACGCGAGTTGTTAAACTCTGGCGCCTGTGGCTTTGCCCCGAGCCGTGCGTTTTTGTTGAGCTTGTTTTGCACTGTCAAGCAAACGCCCGCAACTATTTCATGATCTAACCCCAAGCTTTGAGGTATTAGCGCATCAACGTCGAGCGCTCCGACTGTGCCGTCGTCTGCGTACTCTTTTATGGTCTGCGCCAGAATGTCGCCGACCCGCCCAGCGTACTCAGATGCCGCCGCATAGTTGCCGACACCCGCGTCGATTCTCTTTTTGAGCGCCTTGCAACGCTTGTCGCGTTCGATAGCCTCTAAAAACGGCGCTTTGATGTCGTCGTATGTCAGTTTGCTCATGCTTTTTACTCGATTCCCGTCAAGCGGCGCATTTTGTCGCCGTCGATATAGCCGTCAATTGCTTGGTTGAGTTTCATGACGCCGTCGCCGATCTGCGACAGCATTGCCGCGTCGGGCTCGAATGTCGGGCGCCATGTCACTTGCGTCTCGAAAAGCTCGTCACGCTTGTATGCCATATTGTCACGAAGACATGCCCCAATATAACCCACGTTCTTTATGCCAACGCTAAAACAGCGCTGTGCCTTGGCAGCCATGAGCCTCAGATTTTCATGACCCGCTTTGATAGCCTCCGCGCTCGACGGGTTGCTCGTTACAAAGCCCAAATCGTCAAGAGTCAGACCCGTCTCACCCGCAAACATTGACGCCGTGCCCTTAAGCTGTTCTATATGCGGCGCCATGCTTGCCGCCTGAAACTGTCCCAGCGTGGGGCGGTCGCCGTCTTGGTCTTTGGTGAATGTCAGCAACGCCGACATGCTCGCGCGCCAACTGTTAAGCTGCTCGGCATCGTTCGCCAGTCCTGTGGCGTACTTCTGCGGGTAACTATAAAATTCTGCGCTGATCTCCGACCGCTTTATCGTTCTCATGGCGCTGGTTATATATCCCATACATGCGCGACTAATACGCGAGTGCCCGAATGGTCTGCGCGCGTCGGGGCGGTAGATTATCGGCACAAGTGCACAATAGTCGCCCTCGAATGTCTCGACCGCTATCGGGTCGGAGTTGCCAGCCTCGTAGACTTCTGTGCGCCCGGGCGTGCAATATGCGTACTGTGTCACTTTGCCCTTGTCGTCGCGGTCAAGTACGGCATAGCCCTCGACCAGCAACTTGGTAAAGTCGTCAATGATTCCCGTGGCGTTCGCGCCGTCTATTGTCTGCATGCGAATTTGCTCAACGTCGTTGAATAAACCGCCCTTAGTAACAAGAACGAACGAGCACGCAGAAATTAGAGCGCTTAAAATCATGTCGTCGAATAGAATGTCGGGGTTATTGTGGTTAAACATTTCGGCAAAGCCAAAATTGTCGTTTTCAAACGCATCGAACTGCAAGCGGTCGGCGAGTGAGTCCACTGCCTTGGTTGCCCAGCCGTTGACCGAGCCAAACCACTCCAAACCCTCGGGGGTAGATATGCCCAAATCGCGCGCCCGCTGTTTCTGCTCGTAAAAAGTGTATCGTGTCAACACTCTTGTGCGTTTTAGGTCGAGTTTCTTTTTAAGATAGCCAACGCCCTTTAATTCCTTGCTCATTTCTTCGCCCCTCTGATTTTTGCCATGATGTCGGTCTCGGTCGGTCGGTTGTCTGTCGCCGTCTCGCCGTTGTCGAGCATCGTGTTAAGTGTATTTATTGCCATGATTCTCAAAGTGTCTTCGATGCCCTCGTCGTCTCTGATCGCCACCAGCGCGGTGACGTTCTTGTCAAACTCGCCCGAGCTGTCGGGCTCACCCTTGGGCAGTAGCTTGTTAATGGCTCTTACTGCCTGTATTACCGCAATGGGTCGCGAGTTTGCGCCGTCTCTGATACGTGCAGACACCTCTATGTTTTTATTTTTTTCCTTGTCGTGCTTTTTCGGCATCTATGACACACCTCGCCCGTGTTTTCTTACGCAGTGCAGGGAGGGGTTCACCGAGCGACAAAGCTCGGGGGTACTATGCCCCCCCTTTTCGGTTTTGCCGTCAGCGCCCGACTTTTGACCAGTCAAATGACAGCGGTAAATCGCGGTTACTGACGTGCTTTTCTTTGACTTGTACTTGCACGATCTTCGTTGCCTTGATGCGGTTGCATTGCAAGTGTGCAAGCTGTAAATTGTCGAGCGCCGTGGGGTCGCCCCCTTTTTGTATCGGCGTTATATGGTCAACTGTGGCGCTCCATGGGTCTGGGAATTTCTTGTTGAAGTCCACCGGGCGCCCGCAGATGCCGCAAACTGTCTGACTGGCAAAGATGATCTTGCGGGCTTTCTGATATGTTGTTTTTGCCTTGCCGCTTTGGTCTGGTCTCTTTGCTCGTGTTGCCATGTTGTTTTTTTCTCCATGAAAAAAGCCCGAGCGCTTGCCCGAGCTTTGTTTCGTATGAGGTATATAACGCAAGTATTTCGACAGATTTTGAGGAGTTGCGCTATTTATCTCTTGCATAATAACACCAAAATAAGTCTCATTGAGTCTCATTTTTTAGTATTTGATGTTTAGCCCTCCGTGTTCATTAAGCCAGTCAATTATATTCTTGTAATTGAGTCCCCCGCGTTCTGGCGGTCTCATAATATAATCGTACTGTTTCGGGTGGGTCTTCTTCATTCGTTCAAAGCGCCCAGCGCCATCTTTGTCGAGCTGACAGCCATAACCGCAAAACATGCACCCCGTTCGCTTGCACCCTGTTGTTGTCAGCGGTCGGGTATCTTCTGCGAGACCTAAGTCGATAATGTCGAGCTGTCCCGCTATTTCTTCGCTTTTACTGTAATCGGTAACAATGTCGCCGTAAACCGAGCATATTTTAATCTTGTTCTCTTTCAAGTAGTGCAAAATGTCTTGCTCAGTCCAAAAGCTTAACGGGTTGCTCGTTGGGTGTTTGCTCTCGAACGCATTGCAGCCATGTCGCAGCCAATTGGTTGCTCTGAGTGCTGATTCTGTCGCCATCTGCCCCGTTATTTTTGCTCTGCGCCCGGTCTTTCGCTCGTAGGTTTGGGCGGGCTTTTTTTTCATTTCATAGCAACATTTGTGTGAAACATCAAACGGAGCATCGAGCAAAAAGCGCCACTTGTAATAGTTATATGGCGCACGCTTGCCGCCTTGGTCTTCTGGCATGAAGTAGCGCCGTGTGTAGCCCTCGGGTTGTCTCTTGTGTTCATAAACCTTTTGGCTTATCTCTTTGCTAATGAACGGGTAGCCGTAGCGCTCAACCACTTGCCGAAAAGACAGGCGGGGGCGAACGATGTCAACATTATCGAACGTTTTTACAAAGTCTCTGATTTCTGGGTATTCGAGACCAGTGTCGACAAACATGGCTTTTATATCTGGGTATAGATCGCGAGCGAGGTATAAAAGCGCCGTCGAGTCTTTGCCGCCCGAGAATGAAATATAAACGCCATCAACGCCGTAATATTCGACCCACTCTCTAATACGCTGTTGTGACATTCTCACCTTGACGTCAAGCGGCAGCCCTTGCCGTATTCTCAGCTCCTCGGCAGTGTGCAAAGTCGTCATTGCTTTGCCCTCCTCTTGCCGAGAATTTCGCCGACCTCGTTGAGCATCTTGTCGTGGTGTCTGAAAAGAGTCGCACGGCTAACGTGTTCAAGTAACATTATTCTTTTCCACGGCAAGCGGGCGATATATCTGTCAATTGCAATGGCTTGGTGCGTCGGGTCTTCAAGCTGGTCAATGACGTCGCGGGTCTCTTGGGTTTTCC